TATTGGCCCGACTTCAAATACCGGTTTGCTGACTTATGGCCGGAGTATCGAACATAATGGTAATAGTTTATATCCATGGTGCCAGTGCTACTAGTGAGAGTTTCAACTATATTAGAGAACACGTGGGCGGCAACGATTGGCTGATCAATTATGATAGTCGTAACGGGTTTGAAAAAAATCTAGCTGATATGCGTTATCAGTTGGCAAACAAAAAAGACATGTTCTTCGTTTGTCATAGTCTAGGTGGTGTGTATGCCTTGCACCTGGCAGCTGAATTCCCGGATCAGGTGCTGGGAGCAATTACACTAAGCACTCCTTATGGCGGCGCCGAAGTTGCTGATGTGGCCAAGTATTTTTTGCCGTACAGCAGACTGTTAAAAGACATTGGACCAAATTCGTGGGCCATGCGGTATGCCAGAGATATCCAAGTAAAACAGCCATGGTGCAACATAGTTACTACACAAGGTGATTCACCTTGGTTATCTAAACCCAACGACGGAGTAGTAACAGTGTCCAGCCAAAAGAAACGCAATGATATCATGGAACTGATTGAACTGGACTGTAATCATTATGAAGTGGTATTGAACACCGAGGTTGTTAAACTTATTCAACAAAGGTTACCACAATGATAGGTGAAATGCTGGTATGGGGATTTTTTAGTGCCATGGGCTGGATGGGTGCAAACTGGACAGTGGATAAAATACTCCCTGACCAACCAGTCAAACAAGAGCAAACATGTTCTGCTTGGAACGAAGAAAAACACGCCGACGGAACAGTATATAGGACTCGCATTTGCGAGTCTCGAGCAAAGTCTTCACTTTAGGACCGTGAGGGCGCGGCTGCTGCGCTAACATGATAGGGAGTCGTGCCCTGATGCATTTTAAAAGTGAGCAAATTTATATTGCTATTTCCTTGGCAATACTATATACTAGTGCTTTAACTAGGAGACTGTATGTCCGGATCAAGAATGTTCTCATCAGAACAAAAAGCCAAACTCACTCAAATCTTCAATGAAGGCATGGCAGTCATGCAAGAAGTTGAAGACCTTAATGCAGGACTCAGTGATACCATCAAAGCAATTGCAGAGGAGATGGAAATTAAACCTGCTGTACTCAAAAAAGCAATCAAAGTTGCACACAAAGCCAAACTAGGCGACGAAAATGCTGATCATGAAGAACTAAACAGCATTTTAGAAACTGTGGGCAAAACTCTTTGATTGACATTGTCAAGGGCACTATCCAATGGATTCAAGATGATTATCACTCTCACCCTGTTCGTTTTATCATTGAGTGCATGGCCTGGCTCATATCCATTGGGTGTGCTCTTACCATGTCACTCACGGTGCCAAATGTTCCGTTAATTGTACTTTATCCATTATGGATTCTTGGGTGTGCTTTGTACTCCTGGGCTGCTATCACCCGAAGATCTTTTGGTATGTTGGCCAACTACCTGTTACTAACTACCATAGATTCCATTGGTCTTGCAAGATTACTACTTAACTAATATAATACATCCTATGACTTATAAAAAAATTACACTAGGTTTTAACAAAACATGGGTTGATGGTACTGACACACCACCAAAAATAAAACAGTGGGCTGATATAAATATACCAAATAATTACACAATTGATTGGTATGATGGCGAGGATCATGATATAGTTTTTAATCTAACAGCAAAAAATGTCAGCGAGAAAATTGTATCTTTTGCAGTGTTAAGTTTACAAGGTATGAAGTTGTTAGAAACAGAAAATTACGAAACGCATCCTGATGCCAAACACTTGTTTGATTTTGGCGACGACTAATGAGCTACATTGACGCACTATTTGCAAGAGACAAAGATCGCATTCATGTTGTAGAAAGAATCAACGGTGAACGAGTATACAAAGAATACCCTGCCAACTATCTATTCTACTACGATGACCCCAAAGGCAAGTTTCGCACAGTTTACGGTACGCCAGTTTCAAGATTTAGTACTCGCAACGGCAAGGAATATCAAAAAGAAGTAAGAGTTAATTCAAACAAACGACTATGGGAAAGTGACATCAATCCGGTGTTTCGCTGCCTGGAAGAACATTATTCAGGTGTGCAGTCACCCAAGTTACACACAGCTTTCTTTGACATTGAAGTTGATTTTGATCTGGTACGCGGCTACAGTCGTCCCGAAGATCCGTTTAATGCAATTACCAGTATCTCGGTCTATCTGGACTGGCTGGACAAAATGGTAACCATGGTGGTTCCGCCCAAGAGCTACAGTTGGGAAACTGCACAGGAGATCTGTGATCGCTTTGACAACTGTTTCTTGTTTGAACGTGAAGAGGATATGCTGAACACATTCCTTGATCTGATAGATGATGCAGATATTCTAAGTGGCTGGAACAGTGAGGGATTTGATATTCCATACACTACCATGCGTATAATTAAAGTGTTGAGCAAAGACGACACTCGACGGTTATGCTTGTGGGGACAAATGCCCAAACAGCGTACCTTTGAACGATTTGGCGCAGAACAACTTACCTTTGACTTGATTGGTCGAGTACATCTAGACTACATGCAGTTGTATCGCAAGTACACTTACGAAGAACGGCATAGTTATAGTCTGGATGCCATTGCTGAATATGAGTTAGGTGAACGTAAGTTGCAGTACGAAGGAACTCTTGATCAATTGTACAACAAAGACTTTGAAAAGTTCATTGATTACAACAGACAAGATACCATGATTTTGGCCAAGCTGGATCAGAAACTGCGCTTTCTTGACCTGGCCAACGAACTGGCGCACGACAACACAGTGCTGTTGCCCACCACAATGGGCGCAGTGGCAGTTACAGAGCAAGCAATCATCAACGAAGCACATCAACGTGGTCTAGTAGTTCCTAACAGAAAGAACAGAGATGATCAAGGTGACACACAAGCGGCAGGTGCCTATGTTGCTTTCCCAAAAAAAGGCATGCACGACTGGATTGGAGCAATTGACATCAACTCGCTCTATCCCTCGGCTATTAGAGCCCTTAACATGGCGCAAGAAAGTATTGTCGGGCAACTCCGGCCAATAATGACTGAGCGGTACATTGCTGACAAGATTGCAGCAGGTTCAAGTTTTGCCGATGCCTGGGAAAACATGTTCGGCAGTCTTGAGTATACAGCAGTAATGGCAGGTGAAGCAGGTACCGAGATCACCATTGACTGGGAAGGTGACGGTCGTAGTGATGTGTTGAGTGCTGCAGATGTATGGAGACTGGTCTTTGACTCAAATAAACCTTGGATGCTTAGTGCAAATGGCACGATCTTTAGCTATGAACAAAAAGCCGTTGTACCCGGATTACTGGAACGATGGTACGCGGAACGAAAAGAACTCCAGGCAAAGAAAAAGGAATCCACAACTGACGAAGATCGAGCCTTCTGGGACAAACGACAACTTGTCAAAAAGATTAACCTTAACAGTCTCTACGGTGCGATCCTTAATCCAGGTTGTAGATTTTTCGATAAAAGGATTGGTCAAAGTACTACTCTTACTGGACGCATCATTGCTAGGCACATGGATGCATATATCAATGAGTGCATATTCGGTGAATATGACCATGTGGGTAAAAGTATCATCTACGGAGACACTGATTCATGTTATTTCACAGCTTGGCCAGCAGTTAGAGAAGAAGTTGAATCCGGCAGAATGGAATGGAACCAAGACATTTGCACTCAGTTGTACGACACCATTGCAGACCAAGTCAATGCCAGCTTTCCGGCATTTATGGAACGAGCCTGTCATGTACCCAGATCTAACGGTGAGCTAATCAAAGGTGGACGTGAACTTGTAGCCAGTAAAGGTTTGTTTATCAAGAAGAAACGCTATGCTCTACTAATGTATGATTACGAAGGCGTCAGACTAGATACCCACGGCAAGCCAGGCAAGGTCAAGGCCATGGGGCTGGATCTCAAACGTAGCGATACTCCCAAAGTGGTGCAAGATTTCTTGAGTGAGTTGTTGACTGCTGTGCTCACTGACGCCAAACGAGAAGAGATATACGATCGTGTGCGTGAGTTCAAGATTGCATTTCAAGACCGACCTGCATGGGAAAAAGGTACACCCAAACGTGTGAACAACTTGACCAAGTATGGCAAAGAAGAAGAACGACTGGGTCGTGCCAACATGCCCGGGCATGTTCGTGCTGCACTTAACTGGAACAATCTACGTCGCATGCACGGAGACAATTACAGCATCGCTATCGTAGACGGGATGAAAACCATTGTGTGCAAACTACGAGACAATCCGCTGGGCTATACCAGTGTGGGTTACCCAACAGATGAAACACATATCCCACAATGGTTTAAAGATCTACCGTTTGACGACAATCTAATGGAAGCCACCATTGTTGACCAAAAGGTGGAGAACTTGTTGGGAGTATTGGCATGGGATATTCCCAGTCACACAGATATCAAGACAACTTTTGATAGCCTATTCTCGTTTGATTAAATATCTATGTACACAATCATTAACGGTGTGTGGCAAAGATCAATGAAACTGCACGAATTGGTATTATTGCGTAATGAATTACAGAAGGCCATAGAGCTCTCTACGATCAAGCTCGAGCTTGAAAAAAATAAAGCATCCTTGCAATCCATGGCCACACTTGGCAACGAGAAATACCAGCAACAAATCACAAATGCTGCAGCTGAATTACACAACAAAATTTTTACCAATTTGGACCAAGATTTAGCCAGCATACAACACATAATTGACCAGGTAGATCATGAAATTGATGTAAAGACCAAAAAGTTTTTTGAAAAGAACTACCAGACTGAATACACCCATACCAGCCCAGGTATCATACGAGATATCAAACGAATGGCCATGGTTGAAGGATCTGATACCACTCTGATCAATCGAATCAGACTGTACAGCGGGTGGAAATATCCTGCATTGGAAATTGGATGCAGGGATGGCGAGTGGACCAAACATCTGGTATCTTCGGACCCGCTTTATGTCAGTGACATGCATCAAGAATTCCTTGACAACACAAATAATCAATTTACACCAGAATACCAGGCTCGCCTAAGAAAATATCTAATTGTTGATTACAAGATAAACCAACTACCTGCGAATCAATTTGGGTTTATCTTTAGCTATAACTTTTTTAATTACTTGAGTCTGGACAGTATAAAACAATTTTTGATTCAGTCGTTGACTTGGTTAAAGCCCGGTGGAATCATATTGTTTACCTACAACAACGGAGATCTGAGTGCAAGCGCAGGATTAAGCGAAAGCTATTTCATGACCTATGTACCAAAAAGTATGTTGTTGCCACTGGCTGAAAGTTTAGGCTTTGAAGTTGTTGACGCTCCAGATTTCTTGCCATCTACCAGCTGGGTAGAATTAAAAAAACCCGGCACCTTATCCACAGTTAAAGCTCATCAGGTCCTTGGCGAAATAAAATATCGTTAGGTGTTGACTTTTCTAAATACAATTGTTATACTTACACACTTATTAGGAGAATTACATGCGAGATTACTTACTTGACATAGTTTCACACACCCACAGCTTAGGCATTATTGATTTAGTTAAAATCACTGGCACAGATTCCATTACATCAATTGATGCAGTCAGCGAAGAACGTATTGCCATTGTGCAAGCACAATTTCATACTCCTGTTCCAGATTTTGTAGGCACGTTTGGTATGCCAAGTTTGGGTAAACTTAATACTATTCTTGGTATTCCCGAATACCGAGAAGATGCTAAATTGAGTATTATCACAAGAGATAAAGATGGCGTTGCCGAACCTGGAGGCATACATTTTGAAAACAAGGCTGGCGACTTTAAAAATGACTATCGCTTCATGAGCGCAGAAATTGTAAACGACAAACTCAAAACAGTCAAGTTCAAAGGTGTCAAGTGGGGCGTGGAAATTGAGCCCAGTGTAGCAGCTATTCAGCGTCTACGTTTCCAATCACAGGCCAACAGCGAAGAAACTACATTTATTGCCAAAACAGAAAACGGCAATCTAGTATTTTACTTTGGTGATCATAGTAGTCATGCCGGCAACTTTGTATTTGCCCACGACGTGGCAGGGTCGTTGACCAAAGCATGGCACTGGCCCATCAGTGCTGTTATCAGTATCCTTGGGCTGCCAGGTGATAAAATGATTCGATTTAGCGACGAAGGTGCTGCACAGATCACAGTTGACAGCGGCCTAGCAGTTTACAATTACATAATTCCTGCACAGCAAAAGTGATTGATTTTTTAGAATATTATAAATTAAAGGGTCATGTGTTTGGCGAATGTATGTCAAAGCCAGACTCTGACCTAATGTATATCAATATTCCTAAAAATGCCACGTCGTGGACCAAACCCAATTTGAAAGATTGGGGATGGGAGATTTACAATTACCATACCGACAATCTGTATCACAAACATGCCTTGGTTGTATTGCGAGATCCGGTTGATCGTTGGTTAAGCGGGATCGCAGAATACATGTTCTTGTATCATAACCAATTGGATCCTTTGCAGTTTTTGGATGCCTTTTTTGATTTAGTATTTGATCGTGTTGCCTTTGATGATCACACTGAACAACAAGTGTTATTTCTAGATGGTATCAATTTAGATAACTGCACATTTTTTTTGTGCGACTCAAGCTACCGGCAGCTGTTTAGTCAATTTCTGAGTAGTCATGGCATGACTAATCGGTACTTTAAATACAATTATCAACATGTGACAGAAAACAGTAGTGAACGTTTTAGATTTAAACAAATTTTTAAAAAAGCATTAGAAGAAAAACCTAAATATTTTGAACAGGTAACTCAGTACTTTAGCAAAGACCATAACTTAATTAATTTGATAAAATTTTATGGAACGCCTTGATTTACAATTTTATATTGATAATTCCAACAAATTTTTATATATGCCAATTGCGAAAAATGCTCATACTAAACTGACCGAGGCTTTTTGTAATGCATCGTGGTTTTATATTAGTAATCTTGCACCTGCAGATTTAAAGGATCTGCTGGCTAATAAAAATATATTTTGTGTTCTGCGTGATCCACTAGAGCGATGGATCACTGCTTTTATTACATGCTGTTTGTCAATTGAAACACCAGAAGGTCGTGCAAATCTACCTGCTGACTCAGTTAAACTACTAGATCGTTTTTGTCAATTGTTAACCAAGGATGTTAAATCTTCTTTTATATACTTTTTCTCACGTAACAAATTTAATCTTGATTGGCACACACAACTTCAAATTGAGTATATACAACTTATTGATTTAGAAAAAATAACTTTTTTTTATCTGAACGACAATACTGGAAGTCAAATAAGGCAATGGCTTGCTTCTGTTAATATTGATCTTCCGTTGGATGATAAAAAAATTAACCCTATGTTCCTTAATAGACCACTTTACGTAAATTTAGTAGCATTTTTAGCTGACCCAGGCAATATTGAACATAAACAAAAATTATTAGAATACCTTCAACCAGACTACAATCTAATTAACTCGGTAAAATTTTATGCAGGATGATTTAACAAGTAAACAAAACGACTATGCGGTATTCTTGCCAGCAATATCTGGCTTCTATGCCACATTTATAGGAAAACAACGTGTTAACAATGATTATGTTGATCCTGCTCGTATGCCACAGGGAATACCCCACATGGAGCAACTCAACTGGCTCAACAGTCAACAAGCACTGTTTCCGTACCATTGGAGTCTCTACTCAGCAGGACACGCAAATCTAGACTTAACCAAAGACGATCCCGGCGAGGACATGGTTCGTAAGCGTGAGCCAGGCACGTTCATGCTGGGAGACTCAGGCGGATTCCAGATTGCCAAGGGCTTGTGGGAAGGTGACTGGAAGGCCAACTCAGGTTGCCCTCGGGCACAGGCCAAGCGCGAAGCAGTCTTGAAGTGGTTAGATGGCATCAGTGATTATGCCATGACCTTGGATATTCCTACCTGGGTAGTTCATAGTCCCAAAGCCAGTGCAGCATGTCAAATTACCACGCACCAAGAAGCCGTCAACGCTACCAAGTACAACAACGATTATTTTATGAAACACCGTCGAGGTTATAAAAACGGTGGTACCAAGATCCTTAATGTGTTACAAGGTGCAAATCATACCGAGGCAGATGATTGGTATCATGAGATGAAGCATTACTGTGATCCTGCTGTGTACCCAGATACTCATTTTAATGGTTGGGCCATGGGCGGTCAGAACATGTGTGATGTACATTTAATTCTTAGGCGGTTGGTTGAACTACGCTATGATAATTTATTGCAAGAAGGCGTGCATGATTGGATGCACTTCCTGGGTACTAGTAAACTAGAATGGGCATTGTTGTTGACTGATATTCAAAGGTCTGTCAGAAAATATATCAATCCTGCATTTACTATCAGTTTTGATTGTGCAAGTCCGTTCCTGGCTACTGCAAATGGTCAGGTGTATCACGAAATTGACGTTACTCCAGGAGAAAAATGGAGTTACCGGATGAACCCCAGTGCGGATGATAAAAAATATTCCGCAGACACACGCAGTTACGGTGCCGCTACTGTAGCGGATGGTTTCTGGGATCATTTTGATGAAAGTCCAATTAGTCAACAGTTGCAAATGAAAGATATTTGTATATACAAACCCGGAGACCTAAATAAAAATGGTAAAGAAGGAAAAACATCATGGGATAGTTTCAGCTATGCCTTGCTAATGGGACACAATGTATGGACACACATTGAATCTGTGCAGCGTGCCAATCGTGAATACGATGCTGGTAGCTATCCTGCCATGATGCGATACAGCGGACCAACTCATGAATTTTTCAAAGATATTGTTGATAGTATCTTTGCTGCGCCTGACAAGCAAACAGCATTGGATATCATTGAGCATTATGATTCGTATTGGATGGAGATTGTTGGTACTAGAGGGTTCAAAGGCAAGAAGGCAAAAAATGCACACACTCAGGCCAACAAGCATTTGATTATTGAAGGCAGTGGTGTTAAACTAGATAAAGAAAAGAAAGAAAAACCAGTCGTAATTTTCAATTCTGATATTTTTGAGGTATAAATGTACAAAGCCAAAATTAAACACTTGGAAGAAATGCACCGATCGTTGAATACACAAATTGACGACATGGAACGGAACCATCCGCATGTGGAAGTTGATCGACTTGCGGAAATGAAAAAGAAACGTCTTGCTGTCAAAGACGAAGTGGCTCGATTGAATAAACTACAATGGGAACATGACCACGAACGTGTGGATCTAGGAGATTGATATGAATAGAGTAGGACATAACAATGTGAGTTTGTTTGTTGGTACTGAAGTAGAACATACTCCAGCATTCGGATTAAAAACCTTGTTTGTGGTTGGAATACAACCTACAGAATTGATTGAAGCTGCTTATATAGCATATAAATGCGAGCATATCTATTTTGGTGCCAATCAAAGTTTTGTGCCAGATAGTAGTGTATCATATTATGATCAATGGGAAAACATGATTCGACCTTTACTAAAAGATGGTCGCTTGTGTACCTTAGATTTTAATGTGTCTGCTGCAGAGGATGTACTTGAATATGGATTTTGCGAACACAATAATTTTATTCCAATGATTTCGGTTAAATTACCCTATATACAACAACTGGGATATAATGCTATAATTAAACTTGATGACAAAGATTTTAAAGCAAGTAATCCAGGAGTCTGGTGCCATAGTGTACACGACTTACAAAATCGTACAGTATTTACAGACTGGTCTAAATACACCAAAGATGAGGTTATCAGATGAAAGTTAAAATATTTAAACTTGCAGCAAAACTAATTGGCCAAAAAGTACCTACTAATCATGATGGACATGCTGGTAGGTACACAGAAAAATTACTAGAAGACCTAGGAGTTCCAATTAACAAAGGACATGGTCCAGACATTCTTTCGCTGGGGTTAGAGGTTAAGTCAAGAGATCTTGATGCTACCAGCGCCCAGACTATAGCAGATATGTCTCTTGAGGATATATTTAGAAATCCGTACAAACAGTCACATGTGTATGAAAAATTCCAACAACAACTGAGAATATACACAAAGGATAATGTTATTATCTCGGCCAAAGTATACGACTTTTCCGATAGTCACATACAGAATCTCATTGAGATAGCATACAATCATGCCAAGGCACAATTGATATCAAACCCGTATTTGACTAGAACCAGTTACACAGGCGGGTATTACGGTTTCTTTGAGAGAGTCAGCCCCGACAGGAAGTCGTACTCTTTTAGATTATCTAATACAGACATGATTGCGCTCGAAGCTATGTCAACATCAACTTATAGAAATCTGTTTACCTGAATAATATGAATCAAGAACAAAGACAAACGGCAGACAGAATTATGGATAAAGCCCAACGACAAATTTGGGTAACATTCAGGCGTGAAGGTATCCATTGCTATCCGGCAGCGGCCACAGATCCGCAACTGGCCACCGGAGATCAATTTGACGTTTCCTTCCTGGCCCACCCTCATCGCCACATATTTTATTTTAAGGTTTATATTGACGTGTTCCATAATGATCGCGACATTGAATTCATCCAATTTAAAAGATGGCTTGAACAACTGTATTCAGGCGATCAAAGTGTGTTGCAGCTTGACTATAAGAGTTGCGAAATGATTGCAGATGACTTGTATGTCCAAATTGCTAGCCGATATCCTGATCGCTGTGTTACAATTGATGTAAGCGAAGATGGCGAAAATGGCTGCACAATAAATTATAATCTAACTCAACCCTCCCTTTCAATAAAAATCTAAGGAGATGTAAACATGGCTGGTCCTGCTTGGCTCAAGAAGTATCTAAGAATGAAACCCGAGGTTGCTCAAATTTTTGAAGATCTTGAAAAATACAAAGAGTTCTGTGTAACATATGGTTATATCTACGACGAACGACACCTGTACAACGATAAAACGCCCTGGGGCGAGTTTGATCGTGTGCAGCGTGGCAAATGGCCGCGTATGAACTGGTATGCTAAAAAGGAACGCACATAATGCGTAAGTTATGGTACATGGGCCTAGAGCCTTACAAAGCAAGGTACACATTACAGTTACAGGAGTGGAATCGTGCCGTGTTCGAACGACGTGGCATTGACTATCATATTGTACCAGGACTTACTTTAGACAACAGTCAAAAGATCAGTGTAGGGCAAGTGTTAGATGCACACGGACGCACATACTTTGGCATGAGTCAGCTGATGAATCTGGTCAGAATGATGCAACAAGGTGAAGTAAACAATCAAGATGTTGTCTACTTCGAAGACATGTTTCAGCCAGGCATTGAAAGCTTGCCCTACATACTTGATCAAATTGATCCTGCTCACCGTCCACGTATTGCTGTTCGTTGTCTTGCACAAAGTATTGATCCTGATGATTTTGTACATGTATGGAACATGCAGACCTGGATGGGACACTATGAAAAAATGGTGGATAGCTTTGCAGACATTGTGCTTGCCAGCAATGAAGAAATGGTCATGCACATGAAAGTGGCTGGATGGCGTGCTCCTGTTTATAATATTTCAGGACTGGCATTTGGCAAAGCAGAAGTGCGTGGTCGTGTTGCAGGTGAGCTAAAGCCTTTTGCTCAACGCAAACGTAGAGTGGGCTTTGCTGCAAGGTGGGATCAAGAGAAGCAGCCAGATTTTTACATGGACTTGATCGAAGAATACTATCGTCGCGCCAACTTTGTGTACAACGATTGGCCTGATGTGGAATTCTGTATCTTCAGTGGTGCAAAATTAAAATCAAACAATGATAGTTACATGGCCCGTACACGCCAATTGCAAGCAGAAGGCAAACTGGTAATTCACGAGGATCTAGAAAAGAATGACTACTATGATCTACTGAATGATACCAGAGTGTTGTTTAACTGTGCATTGCAAGACTGGGTAAGCAACACCGTAAGCGAAGCAGATACATTGGGTGCCAATGTGTTGTATCCTGCGTATCGCAGTTTTCCTGAAACGTTTGCCAATGATTCAGAACGTCTTTACATTCCTTGGAGCATAGATGATGCAATTACTAAACTTAATAAACTACTGGAGTATCCGCACCATAGTATGGGCGCCATTAGTGATTGGACTGATGGTACCATTGATCGCATTTGTGACATACTAGAAGGCACGGGCGAGTCTTGGTCGCGTATGAGTACTGACTATCGTAAGCACACACACAAAAGCAAATACTAATGAAAATAGTTATCACAGGCGGATGTGGTTACATTGGTAGCCACATCGCACGAGCATTAAAGCAACACGACAAAGATAATCGGGTCTACACCATTGACCGTGTGCGCAGAGATCAC